TCCCGCATACCCTCCAGCATACCCTACAGCACAACCTACAGCATACCCTACAGCATACCCTACAGCATACCCTACAGCATACCCTACAGCATACCCTACAGCATACCCTACAGCATAACCTACAGCATAACCTACAGATAAGACACGCACATAATACAATAGTATCATATTATCTGGACATAATAACCGCGTGTAACTGCATGCAACAAAGTATTTAATTGCGTGCAACAAATGTAAAGTCCTGATTATGTGTAGCTTATATCAATAGTCATAACCTACTGAGTATCAACAACTTAGAGATATAACATGTTTTATAACACGGGTCCTTTCTAGCCGGATTTGACAGAGGGTCGGATGGGGCCCCGGTGTCATTAGTGTGTGAAGTTCAAAAGTTTCGCATATCCTAAGTCCCTGTAAATCAACCACTTACGCGCGCGCACACACACGTATATAGGAGCAAGGTAGTTCCACCTTGTTTACATTTTGTTTGTTTTTATTTTGCAAATTATATTAGGGTAGCTATTAAGGAGAACAAACTAAGTGTCAGAACTGGAGATGGATTTACCGGAGAATCCGGTAGTCACTAGACTAGAAGCTATAAAAATATTGGACGTAAATTCCTCTGCTCTAACAAACTGGAAGAATAGAAAGTCGGCAACAGCCTACTGCCTCCAGGCAAGACCAGACGGAAAATATGACTTGAGGGACATAGCTACTTTTCTACTAAAAAGGTCTATACAAGGTAGACAAAATAAAACCTTGAAACCTAAAGCCAGGTATATCCTAGAGTTTTATGGTATGGACCCCAAGGCCGGTACTTCCAGACCTACTGTGCGAGAGACTCCAGATATACCAACAGATCAAGGTATTGAACATGCGTTAAAGAGAGTCCAGGCAATGGAAGTTTCTTTATCTAAAAAAGTAACGGAGTCTCTCGCGGACCCTAGTGAACTCCACTCAGCAATCAACAATTGGAATAAGATACTGGAGATCCTCAGAAAGACAGAGGTGGACTGCTTAAAAGTTTTAGAAGAGAAAAACACCTTGGTGAGAATTGACGATGCTATGGAAATATATAACAAAGGTATTTTACCTGTAAAAACTAAGATGCGTCAACTTCCATCAGCAATAGCAGCAGATCTAGTAGACCAAGACAGAGCCACAATAGAAGAAATACTAGAAGAACAAATAGACAAAGCCCTGGAGGGAATTGCAGATGTCTGGAAATAGTTGTGGCTAGTAAACAAAGAGAATATACTGATTTGTTCCATGCAATAAGGAATGGGTGGTTAAGGAATCCAGCCAGTAATTTTCCTAATGTCCGGGATGAATACTTACGTAACTACATACTACAAAATGCTGCACAGATAAAGAGATTAGGTGAACTACACAGGGAGTTAGGTTTATGAAATCTAGTGAAACATCACTAACCAAGTTAAGGTCTCATATGAGATCTACATGGAAACCACCTAAAAGATTATCTGCATGGAAGTGGTGCGAAGAGAATGTATTTATCCCGGCTCAGGCATCCCCTAGACCAGGTAGGTACTCAACTAACATGGTCCCTTATGTTAGAACACCTATGGAGTGCTGGACAGACAAAAGAACGAAGTTCGTAGTACTAAACTGGTCTGCTCAATCCACCAAGACTACTTGTGAGTTTATGTGCCTGTTTCATGACATGGCTAACTACACCGGTAACATTATTTTTAACATGCCTAGTGAAAACATGGCCAAATCTAAAGCAGAGACCACCTTAAGACCTATGATAGAGATGAGTCCAGAACTCAAATCACTAAAACCAAGCAACCCTAATAAATTTAAAATCCTAGAAATGTTTATGAAGAATGGTGCTGTTAACTTCATAGGAGGTAACTCAGCAACAAACCTGGCATCAAGATCTGCCGGCAGAATTTTTACAGATGAAATTGATAAGTTAAAGAAAGAACTTGTAGATGAAGCAGATCCATTATCACTCCTATTCGAACGTACAGAAGCCTATTCTAACCCTAAGATATTCTTAACTAGTACACCCACAGTACCTCACGGACATATCAATCAATGGTTCTTAAAAGGTACACAGGAATACTTCTACTATCCATGCCCTCACTGTGAGAAAAAATTTACAGCTAAATGGGAGATGATAAAATGGGACAGAACAGAATCCCTATCACTCGATGAAAAATCTAAGACAGCCTACCTGGAATGTCCTCATTGTAAAAAGAAAGTACACAATAAACACAAAAGAAAAATGTTAGCAGCAGGGGTTTGGGTAGCACACAACGACCAGACCAACGGAGAGATCAGAAGCTTTCACTTCAACAGGATAATGTCTCCACTGTCTACATTTGCAGATATGGTATATAAATGGCTACAGGCTATAGAAAGAGCCAGGACTGGAGATAAGGGAGAACTTAAGAACTTTATCAACTCCGCATTATCAGAAGTCTGGCAAGATGAATTAGGTAAGTCAGCTACACAAGAACAAGTAGAGATGTTAATAGACCGTAAAAGAGCTAGAGGAGTAGTACCTAAAGAGGTACTAGGTATAGTTGCAGGTGTAGACACACAGGATAACGGATTTTACTACACGGTCAGAGGATTTGGCAGATACAATACTTCCTGGCTTATTGCTGAAGGTTTTGTAGAGACACTAAAAGAAGTAGAAAAGGTACTAGTCCAGGGACAGTTCGAAAATAGAACAATTTCTAAAATATACATCGACTCACAAGGACATCGTACAGACGAAGTGTACAGGTTCTGTAGAAGACATATGGGCCGAGTAATACCTACAGTAGGTAGAAGTCAACGAACCATAACCACAGAGTACACATTTAAAGATGTAGATAAGATCCCAGGAGTCAAGACAGTAGGTGGACTACAGAGACTGGTATTTAACGGTACGGTAATTAAGGACCTACTGTTCGCGAAGCTAAAACTAGAACCAAACTCAAGAGGATGCTTCCGGGTACATAAAGATGTAGGTTCTGAGTATAAAGAATCATTAATGTCTGAATATAAAGACGATAAAGGCGACTACCAACATATCAAAAAGTATGCCAATCACTATTTAGATACAGAAGTTTTGTGCTTTTTAGGCGCAAGAGTAATGGGAATAGAGTACTGGGGAGACCGTACAACTAAACCTAGAGTAAGAAAAGAGACATCAAAACCAATAAAGGATAACAAACCCTGGTGATATTATGGATGAAGAAAACGAACTAATAGGAGCTAACGCTATTGCTAAGGCAGTAGGTAGGAGCCACAGAGAAATTATACACCTACAACTATACGAAAACCTACCTATGTACCTACAAGGTGGAATCTGGAAGTTAAGTAAAGAAAAACTAAAAGATTGGCAAGGATGTAGAGATCGGGGAGAATTCTATGAGATTGAAAAGGAAGAGGAACCGACAAAGAAGACAGACCGTGAAAGAAAAGAAGAAATCAATGAACAACTGGAAGAACTGGGTGCGGAAACGCTTACGTACAATAACGGACTTAAAAAATTCGAAAAAGCCTTAACTGAAGCAAGGTCTTAAAATGATTACACCACTACAAATACTACTGGCATTCTGTTTGTCAGTAGGTAGTGGTAACTTCAAAGAGAGGGAGGCATACACACACAAACTAAAAAACAGCACAGTAACATTCCATGAGTTACGATACATATACAGAGTTACAGAAGACCCAGAAACTAAGATAAGATTAAAAGAAGTTGCATACTTTAAGTACTGTATAGAGACAGATAACAAGTATAGAATAATAGATTACTACCAAAACGACACCAAAGTAGATAGGAAGCTACAGAAAAAGGATTTTTTGTGGGATCTCTACAGGGGTCAATAAACCCTTACAATACCCTAAACGACAGGAATTAAGGGGTATTTACCCCCTTAAAGTACCTAATAGCGGAAAGTAGAGGAATCGAACCCCTAGCCAATTAAGACTCTACTTGGTTAGCAACCAGCACCTATGCCACATAGGTTTACTTTCCAAAACGGAAGCAAAGGGAATCGAACCCTTGACGCAGTATTAGTACGCAGCTGTTTTCAAAACAGTGTCCTCGTCCATGCCGGACTACTTCCAAAGTCAGAGTGGTAGGATTTGAACCTACGACCTCTCCCTTCCAAGGGGAGCCATCAACCAGACCGATATCCACTCTGTTACTGTTCCGGTAGGACTTGAACCTACATATTACTGATTAACAGTCAGTCTCATTACCAATTATGATACAGAACAAAAAAGCCCAGAGTCGGAATCGAACCGACAACCTTCTGGTTACAAATCAGATGCTCTACCAATTGAGCTATCCGGGCATAAAAAAAGCCTCTTAGAATTAACTAAGAGGCTCCATTCAACAAAAAGTTATTTAAACTTTATAAGAGTAAGCCTCCCAGATTTACCGGGGCGGTACTCGAATTTGTTGTATTTAAAGTTTTCATACTCTATTATAAATTAAATATTATAGTTTACAAGTCTTATCTAAAAAAAAAAAAAAATAGCGGACTTCAGAATCGAACTGAATCCTCAAAGCTTATGAGACTTGTGACTTAACCATTTGTCCTGTCCGCTAAAAAAAAAATAACACAGGGAGGGTTTCTGTTCGAACTAACGGCTACTCTACATAGACCCGCTACCAGCTCCCTACGCCATTATAAAAGACCCACCTAGGTCAAAATCAACCTATATCCATGTAACTAACTTTACAAGAGGAACTACCTCAAAATATCCTTATATTAATAAAAAAGGAGTTTATTTATGACTTGGAGCCAAGGAAAGACAGACCTAGAAGCAGAGTTACAAGCTGAAGATAATGCTTCAGAAATAGAGATTGACGGACATAGAGTAAGAAAAAGAACTGTAGATGAGATGGTTCAAATGGAAGACTTTATGGATGGGAAAGCCCAGGAAGAAACGGACGGTACTCCCAATATAAAGAGGGCCGGTATGAGAGTACAGGCTAAAAATAACGGAAGCGGATTAATTTAAATGAAAATCTTACAGAGCCTGAAAAAATTCTTCACACCAAAGACTGTGAACATAGTACGTAAGTACGCTGCAGCAAAAAACTCCCCTACAATGAATATACCCAGTCAAGGTAGTGGCACTGTAAATGACGAAATAGGGGATTCATGGCAGGAAGTATCAGAAAGGACTCTTGGTTTAGTTAGGGACTTTCCTCTCTTTGCAGGTGCAGTAGCCAACTCAGAGGCATTTGTAGTAGGCGAGGGAATAAAACCCCAATTAATACCTCCACCAAATGCTTCAGATATCGAAAAAGCTAGATTTGACGACATAGAATCTCGTTTTATGTCATGGGCCAATAATAAAAATAAGTGTGACTTCGAGGGACGTATGAATTTCTTCGAAATGCAGGCACTTACAGAACGTATGGAAGGAGAATTCGGAGAATTCTTAGCTATAGACCAGTTTGACAGGAAAGAAGGCTACAGACTCCAGATGATCGAACCCTTAAGACTTCAAGACCTAGGTTTTCACACTAGAGACACTGGTGCAAGAGGAGGAAACACGATCTGGAGAGGTATAGAATACAAAAACTCCAACAGAAAAATAGTAGCATACCACTTTACAGACCCTAACGATGCACACCTCTTTACAAGAGTAGAATCGGTAAGAATACCAGCAGAGAGGGTCCATCACGGGTTTAAAATGCAGAGAGCTGGACAGATGAGAGGTATTACACCTTTTACTTCATCTATTTTACTGGCTTATCAGTTAAGAGACTATTTGGGGTCCGAAGTCACGGCTCAGAACCTGTCATCAAGATGGATGGCCTTCGTTACTGCACCCTCTTCCGGTTTTCACACAGATTGGTCTAATGAAGATAACATAGACTACGACAGTACCTATGAGAAATATACAAAATCACTAGACTATGCAACTATAGAATATCTGAAGAATGGCGAACAGGTAGTAATGAATACCCAGACACGTAATGCTAACGGATTTAAGAACTTCAACGAAATTATCACAAGGATGATAGCTTCTTCTTACCAGATGCCTTACGAACTAATCTCTCAAGACTATTCAGGACTTAACTACACTACTCTAAGGGCAGTCAGAAATGACTACACTAAACAGTTAAAACCTAAGTGGCAGCGTAAAGTAAGTCAATTCTGTCAACCAGTGTTTGAGAAGTGGTTAAGATTCGAAGTACTAAATGGAAGACTAAACCTACCGGGTTACTTCGCTAACCCAACCAAATACACAAATGTCAAATGGATTACTCCAACTATGGAGCAGATCGATCCTCTAAAAGAATTCCAGGCAGACCTACTTAAAATGAGATCTGGAGTTAAGTCACCTCAAGAAGTAATAAAGACTTCAGGTGGAGACCCTCAAAAAGTATTAATGGAGTATGAACAGTGGCAGGAACAGTGTGAACAGAAGGAACTATCCTTCCCTGAACTGGCTAATCAAACTCCTATTATCAATAACTTCGAATACATAGAACCAGAAGAACCAGAAGTTAAAGAAGAAGAAGACCCACAGTTAGGTGTATCCGACGATGGTAGAGTATTTAAAAAAGGACCCGATGGATGGGAATCACTCCGTTAAATAAAGCTGTAAGGATAGTCTCAGGACCAAAAGGACTGGACGGTATAGATGGTCGAGATGGAGTAGATGGTACTCCAGGCAAAGACGGTATAAACGGTAAGGACGGTACCAACGGCAAAGACGGCACCAACGGTAAAGATGGTAAGAGAGGACCAAAAGGACTGGATGGCCAGAAAGGCAAAGACGGTATAAACGGTAAGGACGGTACCAACGGCAAAGACGGCATAAACGGTAGAGACGGTAAGAGAGGCCTTAAAGGAGAAAGAGGACTCAGGGGACTTAAAGGAAACCCAGGCAGGGATGCAGACATAGATATACCTAAACTTAAGTCCAAACTGATAGGAACCTATGTCACAGATATAGAGATAGATAATACAGATAAAGACCCTAGAATCACCATTAAGTATAGTGATAAAAAAGATAAACATATGAGTATAAAAATGCCAATAAACGGAGGTATACTCAGGGTAGGGGGTTCTTCTTTAAGTTCCACAGTTCCAGAAGATGCTATATTATATTTAGCTTCCATTGCCTCAAGTGAGGCTACCTATACAGGCGATAAAATCACCTTACTAACTTACGATGCGTTCCAAAACATAACTAACCATACTAAGACGCTAAGTTATACAGGTGACGAACTTACGAGCACACAAGAAATATTCGATTACAACGGGCAGACGTGGACAGTAGATATCACACTCACTTACAGTGCAGGTGTTTGGCAAAGCAAAAGCATAAAAATTAATAAGGTTTAGTAATGACAACCATAACTTCAACGTCAACCAGAATTACGATTACTTTGACAGAGGTGTACTTATGAGTTTTTCTTATTCATCGGGTGTGATTACTCAAACAGGTACAGACACAGACCTAAGTGGATTAAATGGACTTACTGGGGTAACTATAACAGGTACTAGCGAATATACGCTTGTGCTATTAGATGGAGTCAAACTTGTAGTTGATGGTACTTTAAGTATACCTAAATACTATAGACTGTATTTTATTAATACTAGCACAGTCGATTTTAAAATAAATGGAACTGTAAATGTAGATTATTTTACAACTACATCAGCTGGAACTGTATACCATACAACTCCATGGGTAGAGTTTGGGAGACAATCAACAAACACAGCAGGTGAGCAATGCCTAGAGGTTTCTGCAACTGGTACATTAAATTGGAGAGGTGGATCAATATTAGCTGATCCTGTTATTCTATTAAGATCTGGAGCTACTTTATTGTTTAACAATAGCGTTAT